TGCGAGCCCCGCCAGTGATCGCTGCTTAAACTGGTAGCAGCCGGTATTGTACCGGCCTTCTTCGCTGTAGACCGTGTTGGCCTCGAACCAGGGCAGATAGTGCCGGCGGATAATCTCGATGGCGTCCCAATGCACGCGCTGGATGGGTTGCCGGGCGCGGCGCAATTCCCAATGCCCAGGCAAAGGGCTGTCGCTGATATGCCAGAGCTCGGCCCCGGCCTTGATGGCGGCGATCACGTCCTTGCCGCTGGTGATGGCGCTCATAGCCCTTCCATCCTCGGCTGGTGGGCAGGCAATTCCTTCGGGTGGTGTGGGCAATGATCGACGTTCGGGCCAATGCTCACCGCACACCTGGCGCATAGCGGCTTGTCGCAAGTGCCGCTCTTATGATCGGGCATGGGATAGTCGCATTCCAGCGAAGTCCAGGCATTCTTGCAGGTTGAACAGCGGCGACGGCCGCGCCGGCCGGTGCATATGATCCCGGTCGCGCCATCCTTGGTCTGGAATGGGATGCAGGGCATCATGGCGGATAGAGCCTCGCCATTTGCTCGCCACGCTCGAAAACCTCGGCAGCGCCCAAGCCGTCGGCCAATATCTTGCGGCGCAGCTCGCCCTTTATCCTCTTGGCGAACAGGCGGCAGTCGAATGCCTTGCAGATGACTGGACGCCGCTCGTAGATCGTGCAGCCGGTCGCACCGAGATAGATGCAACTGCCATCGGGCTTCTGCTTGAGTATCTGGATAGGAGCGCCCGTCAGCGGATGGCGCACCAGGCTGGTTTGGTAAAAGGCTGGGACGTCGCCATCTTCGGGGTGCAGCGTGATCGCCTCGCCGCCACGGCAGCATATCGTGCATTCCCCGCAGGGAACGGCGCGTGCCGATTTTTGTCCTGTCACGGCTGATCGCCCCCGTCGAACTTCGCCCAATGGGTGATATTGTCGGCGTCCAGCTCTCCGGCTTCGGCAAGCCAGCCATAAGCCTCCTGTTCGGGAATCCACCAGGCAACGCCGCGGTCGTTTCTGCATCGGATCCGATAGAGCTTTCCGTCCATCGGCACCGGCTGCAGGGTGATGTCCTTCCAGTTCGCGCACAGGCTGTCGTGGACCGCCTGCATGGCGGCAATTTCCCGGTCGGCTTCCTCCTGCTTCATTTTCCCGCGCTTCACGAAGCCGGGATAGACATTCGCGCGGAGGGCCAGCTCGCGCCGGACGCAGCGGATTTGGTCTGCAACTGTGATGGTCATGGCCCTCTCCCGATAACCAGCACACCACGCCGGAACAGCTCGCTCACGCGCTTGTCGGCAATGGCGCGGTCATAATCGTCTGGCGTCTTCACATCCTGGACGCGCTGGATGAGCGCCAGATCTTCCGGTGAAGCGTTCGCCTCATTCACGCGCAACAGGTGGCGCAGCGCCCACCGTTGCTGTTGGGCGCGCTTGGGGGCTTCCAGGGCTTCGGCAAGGGTGGTCATGCCGCCAGCACCTCGCGCGCCCATGCCGATAGCGCGACCTGGCCTTGCGCCGGTTTCTCGAAGATCGTCAGTGTGCAAAGGCCGCCGATCAGATTGTTGAAGCCTCCGCTGGTGGGCGAGTATTCGGTGGCCGCGCCCAAGTCATCGCGCGTCATGGGGCCGCCGCCGGCCTCCACCATCGCGTTCACCAGCTTGCGCTCGGGGTTGCTCAGGACCGAATGGACCTTGGCCTTTGCCTCTTCCAGATCGAGGGCGTCATAGGGCGCGCCCGGTGCCAGGGAGACGCGGCCCTGGGCGGGGATGGTTATGAGCCCGGCGCTGTTGAGCTGGCCCAGGAGGTTGTTGAAACCGCCGGATGAGGGGCTGTAGCCCGCCACGCCGCCCACCTGGGCGCGGGTGGGGGCTTCATTCCCCACCGATAGCCAGAAGCCGATAGAAGCCAGGATCCGGCGCTGCGGCTGCGTCAGGCCGGAAGCGTCCCCGGCGCCGATGGCGCGCGAGAGCGTTGGTTTCGGGCCGCTGGGGGCGGTTGGGGCGTGGGCAGGCCGGCTCGCTGCCATCGGGAGCGCCTTGGTCGATCTGCCTGGCAGGGGCTTCCGAGCCGGTATGAAGTCCGTCTCAAATACGGCCCGGCGGCCGGCCAGGAACTCGAATCCAGCTTGGAAGCTGGCCTGGTGCTGGGCGTCCAGCATAGCGGGGATTTGATCCCGAACGGCCTGGGCGCCTTCCTCTCGCGCCGCAGCCAGCGCCCGTTCCTGAGCCTTCTGGTCAGCGGCATTCGGTTGCACGGCACGTTGTGCAACCAAATGCGAATTTGGGCGCGTTCCGTCAACCTTCGCCAGTTCCGCCCGAAGCTTGGTCACTTCGGCCCTGAGCGCCTTGGGATCGTTCGCCTTGGTGTCGGCTTCTACCGTCGCCAGCCGGTCCTTCAGCTTCCCCACGTCGAGAGGCTTCAGTTCGTTGGCGTTGCGCTTCTCGCCGCGCTTGGGAGCGCTGGAACTGTCGAAGGTAGTTTTCTTGGGGAACTGTACTGTTTCGAGAATGCCTCGGCCCGGAATCCAGACCACACCCTGGCCGCGCTGCATTGCGGGCAGGGACCCCAGGATCGCTTTGCCCTGCGCCTTGTCGGCCTGGCCCTCAATCCATGCCCCCACCTGGTCGCGGTCCTGCGAACTGGTCAACTTCAGCAGTACCAGCCCGTCCGCCTGGCTGAGGACGTTCTTGTTCAAAACGGCGGGGCGCTGGGTGATGAGCCAGGGGATGAAGCCCTTCACCCGCCCGCGCCGCACGATTTCCTCCATGCGGTTCAGCATAGTTTCGTCGCCGGCGGGCGGCTTTTGCGGCGCGAAGCGGTCGGCCTCGTCAATGATGAGGTGGAATGGATCAACCTTGGTCGGGTCGGTGTGCCGATAGATGGCTTCCAGGAACGCAGTCATGAACCGGCGCTCTGCCGCCTTCGTCGGCAATTCCGATAGGTCAATGATGCAGCTTTCCCGCATCGTGGCGACGGTTTCACCGATCAGCGCGCCAGCGTGTTCAGTGAGAGGCAAATCACCGTGCCGCCCCCCGAAGATCACGACATTGAATGGGGATGCCGTCTTGCCGTCCGCCTTCAACCGCAGGCCCCACATGACGCCAAGGGGGTCAACTGCCACCACGCGGTTGCCAGATTTCAGCAGGCGCTCAATAGCTGTTGTGGTGAGGTACGTTTTCCCACTCCCGGCTGTTCCCAGTATAGCCAAGCGGTCATCCAGGGCGTCGTCGCTGATAGGAAACTTCATGCCGCTACCGTCTCCTTCTTCGCCCGGCTGATGTAGTTGCGGATGGTAGAGAGATCGAGGAAGGCGTCCGCCGCGCGCCGCAGGTCTTCGGAGCATTGCGGCAGGGCGGACAGGATCGTGACCACCTTGTTCTGACGTTTCAGCGCGGCAACCAGTTCGGCAAAGGTTGCGTTCCCGCTGGCGATGACGAAGTGCTCGGCACCGTTGCGCGCCATTTCCATCACCGCGGTCGCCATGTCCGCAGATACGTCGCGGCCATCCGTCCAGGTCTGCCAGCCGTTGAAGTCCAGCCAGTCGACCAGGCGCTTGACGGGCGCGAAGCCGTCTTCCTGCTCGTACATTGGTGTGAAGTAGTAGGCGCCGGTAAGGGTGGCTTGCCGCGCGAACAGGTCGCGCAGCTTGCCCCAATCAATGTCGAGATCGAGGGCCCTGGCGGTGTGCCAGGTGTTCTCCCCGTCCACCACCAGCACCAGATTTTCGTGGGCGTAGAATGTCATCAGCTGCGGGCCTTCTTCTTCGCGGCCTTTTTGGCCTGGGGCCTGGAGGCGGTCTTCGCGCTGGGTCCGGCATAGGCCCTGGTGCGCAGCGCGGGCGGCAGCCATCCGGTGGCTTTGATGGCCTGGATGACGGGCAGCGCCAGCTTTGCCTCGCCGTCGCTTTCATGGGCCTTGCGGGTTTCGTCGCCCTGGGTTTCAGCCAGGATACCGAGAAGATGCTGCTTAGATGCGCCAGTGACGTAGGGTTTGGGATCGAACGCCTTGGCGAGCCCGGTTTGCAGGTTCTTTTCCCCGACCATGTCAACAATGGCGATGGCATCCTTGTTGCCGCTGACATAGCCGCTGACGTTGGCGACTTTTCCGACCATTACCGCCAGCTTGGCGGCCATCTTGTCGATCGGCAGCTTGCGGAGCGCTGCGAATGAAGCTGCGAAGTCCTTCCCCGGAATTAGATCATCGGCGGCATCGTTTAGGTCGGCCCACCGGATAACGCCGCGCCAATCACAATGGGGGATGGCGGCGAGGAACAGGGCAAAAGCTTCCTTGGGCTTGGCCGCTATCAGGTTGGCCAGCACATCATCCTGCAGATCGTTCAAGGATTCCTCGACCTCGCGATTGATGTCGGGGATCTTCGGCGGCTCCGACGCGCGTGCAGCAGGAGTGCCCGGCTTCGCTGCTGCCTTGGGCTCATCCCTGCGGAGCAACCCGCCTTGGCACACCACCGTGCCGTCGCTTTTCAGCGAGACAATGACACCGCTCTTTTTCTTCTGCTTTTCGGTGAAGGCGCGGAACGTGGCTATCTCTTCGATAGCATCGCGCTCTCTTTCGAGACGCATTTCCCCGATGTAATCGTGATCTTCATCAGAATTGGCCATGGCCTCGAGGGCTGCGGTCAGTTCCCCGATCCGTTTCTTTTCCTCGACGGTGTAATCCGGGTCCGCATGGACCGCGCCATAGCCATGGTGGCTGCGCGCTTCCGCCAGATCGGCTTCCACCCATGCCCAGCCGGTGGATTCGAGGTCGGCGGCAATGCCTTCCATCTTGGCCTTGGCCAGCTTGCGCAGCAGCTTCATGTCCTTGACGTTGCCGCCTTCGCCAAAAAAGTCCTCGGCCACTTCGCCGCCTTGGGCCCGGTAATCCGCCACTCCGACAAAGCCCAGCAGCCGTTTCATTTCCGGCTCTTTGTTTTTGGTCAGCTCGCGGCGGACCTCATTGGCCTTAATGCCGTGGCCATTCTTGAAGCTGTAGCTGTCAGCTAGGGCCTTTGCCTGGGACTCGAAGTCGGAAGCGATGGTGAAAACCTCGACCTCTTCGCGGGACAGCTTCCCAGCCCGCCACGCCGCCAGAACCTCGGGGGCCAGGACTGTACCCAACGCGATGGACTGCTTCACGCCTCGAACCGTCATGCCCCGTTCCCTGGCAATTTCTTCTGGGGTTCGATCCGCGGCCAGCTTGGCAAAAGTCGCTGCCTGGTCGGCGGGGTGCATGGGAACCGCCTGGTTATCTGCAAAAGACCGCGACAGGGCCTGGGCGGGCGTGATCTCGCCATGGTCGATGATCTCAATGGGGTGATCCTTGGGAAGATCGCCGCGCACAATCAGCCGCTCGAAGGCAATGCGTCGGCGCCCTCCGCCGAAGACGAAAAACACACCCGGCTTCTTGGGATGGGTGGCGACCAGGAGTGGGCGAATTTGTCCATCCGGGCCTTTCAGGCTGGCGGCCAGTTCCTCAATTTCGTCATCGGTATAGGTGAGGCGGGCGTTGATATTGCCGCCGGGGTATTCCGATCCCGGCTTGAGCTGGGACAGCATTGCGGTGGCGATGGCGATCTTGGCGTGGGCGTTCATGTCGGGTTCCTTTTGTGGTTGACGTTTGAAAATCAGCGGCGACCCCGCCTGCAGATGATGGCGTGGACAGGTTCGTCTGATGCCAGTGGTGGCAGGCCGTCCCGAGCGCGCAATTCATTGGCGAAATCGCGCATGATCTTGTTGTTGCGCTCCTGGGCCTGGCGCTCCTGTTCCTTCGCATCAGCGAGCGCGGCGGCGCGGGCGCGCTTCTGTTCTTCGGAGAGGGCTCGGGCCTTGGCCTGGTCGGATGGGAATATTGGCATCACCGCGCCCTCCCGAAGCTGGAGCGCTGCTGGTGAGGCGGACATAGGCAATCATCGCCCCATTCACCGCAGCGGCGGCATTTCTCGCCCGGGTTGATGACCGCAGGTCTATCCAGTGGCGGCTTCACCACCTTGAATTTTTCGATCCGCTTAGGCTCGGTGGCCTTGGCGATGCGGTTCTTGCTGCTGCCTGCCGTGGTGGCGCCGTTGCCGTTGGTGATCTTGGCGTGGCAATCGCAATGGCTATAGCGGCAGTTGCCCGGTTCATCTGGCCCGCCAAGGCGGCGTTCGTGAAGATGCTCTTTCTCGATGTTGCCGGTTTCCAAATCCTCCATCGTGAAGGCGACCTTGCAGCGATAGCAGGGGATGATGGCCTTCTGCAGAAGCAGAACCTCAATCGTCTCGCGCTCTTTGAACTGGCGGTCGCGTCGGGTCATGCGGCGCGTCCCGTATTGGCCGTGAGTTCTTCCTTGGTGACGCGGATCAGGTTGGCGACGAACTCGAGGACTGCATTCTTGCTCTCGCGGAAGTCCTTTATGTTCATGTGCTGGCGGGATTGGCTTTTGGCTGTAAAGACATGGACAACCGAGCCGTGCGCCGTCACCACCGCGAACTCGTCAATGGGACGGATATAGGCAACCATCTTGCGGGCGGCAGACGGTGAACCGCAGGGGATGGTGTGCGAATTGTGCCACCCGGTCTTTATCAGGGCATAGGCCCGCAGATGATCGACGCTGGGGAAGCGTTCGCTCAACAACGTGGGCATGTTCTGCCAGGCTTCCTTGAGCGTGGCGAAGTAGTGCCCATAGGAGGCGTGGGAGGTTTCGGCCATGTGCACCAGGCGCAGGATTTCGCCCCGCGCGAACTGCTTGTCGGCGCGCCGCTGCCAGTAGGAGTCGACGGGCTTGAAGACCTCGCCCGTCCAAACTGCCTCGATGGGCCGACCGTCGCTCATGCCTCGGCGCCTTCGGCGGTAAATCCGGCGTTGAAAACCAGCACGTCGGCCAAGTAGTAATCCGGGCCCTCGGCTGGATCGGTGCCGTCGCAGTAGAAATAGCCGCCTGAATAGATGGCGGTGACGGGTCGATTATGGAGAGGATTCCCAGGCAGCGGGTGGAGCGTTATGCGCGCGCCGTCCTGCAGCTTGTCGAAGTCCGTGCGAATGGCGCTCATGCCGCAACCCGTTCGCCAAAGAGCTTGCGGATCGCGGCTTCCATTTCCGCCAGTTCCTCGTTGAATAGGCGGACGGCCTTGGCCATCGTGGCGATATAGGCTTCGTCTCGATAGACGCGCTTCACGAACAGCGGCAGCTTGGGCCGATAGATAACCAAATCCAGCCATTCACGCTCGGCCACCCAAAGGCCGCCCTGGCATTGGGCCATGTGCTCGGGAGGAACCTGGTCCTTGAGCAATATGTCGATCTGGATATGTGATAGCGTGGTTTTGACTTCGACCAGGCCCTTCGTGCCGGCGAGCGAGTCCGGGCTATATCCCTTGTCGCCATTGCGGATAAACCCGACCTGGGTGAGAGGTTCATCGTGCAGGAAGGCGTACAGGTCGCGCGCCTCGGTCTCCCGCTCTTTGCCGCGCTCCATATGCGCGTTGGTATAGCCTTCCTCGACCTCGCCGGTGATACGCTCCCCCACGAGCTCACGCATGTACTTGGCGCGGGTGAGGCTGGGCCCACCGCCACGGCCAGATGCCATAACGGTGGCGAACATCGACGCGGTGGGGATGCCGGCACGGGCGGCATACCATTCCGGCGAGTTCTGCTCGCAGTCGAAAATCTGGATGGCCATGGCGGTCCTCAATAGGTGATGGTGCAGGCGGGGATCGCGCCCTTGGCGATCAGGCGCACGGCGGTCATGGCTGCGTCCTCGGTCAATCCGCCCGCAATGAATGCGTCGGCAGCAGCGCGATTGACCTTGCCTTTGTGCCGGGTGTTGGCCTCGCGCTTGGCTTTCTCGGCTTCCTCGGCCGCTTTGGCGGCGGCAGCGTCATCGGCCTCTTTCTTGAGCCGCGCCGCTTCGGCCTCAGCGGCGGCTTTCGCCTGCTCGGCTTCCTGTTGTTTTGCAGTGGCGGCGGCGCGCTCCTGGTCGATCTTGGCCTGGGCCGCTGCCTCAGCGTCCGCCTTCGCCTTGTCGGCGGCGTCCTGCTGGATTTTGGCGATGCGGTCGGCCTCGGCGCGGGCGGCAGATTCCGCGCGCAGCTTTTCGAGCTCGGCGGCGTCGGCCTCCCGCTTTTCCGCCATGGGCAGTTCCTCGGTGATCGAGGCGCGGGCCGCGTCCTTCGCCCTGGCATAGTCCGCCTCAAATTCCTCGCAGGCGGGACCGATGGCGACGGCATCGACAGACAGCAAGGCGCCGCGCAACCATTCGACGCTCTGGCCGGGGGCGAGCCGGGACAGTTCGTTCAGGGCGGTGATGGCGTCGGTGTGCTTCTTGATCCGGGATTCCTCGGCTTCTTCCCAGGCAGTCAGCGGCGCGCGCACTTCATCGCGCCATTGGTCCAGCGTGTCGCGGAGCGTCTTGCGGCAGGCGTCAATCTTTTTGGGAATTTCCTTCTGCTTGGCAGCCAGGTCCTTGCCGATGTTTTCCAGATAGGTCTTGGATTGCGCGATGGTGTAGGCCATCGAGGCGATGGCCTTGCGGCCCTTGGCCGTGCTGGCATCGCCCTGGAAGGCATCGATTTCCTTGCGGATGTGGGCAAGGATTGGGTCGATGGCATTGTCCGTGGTGAACAGCGCGAACACGTCCGCCGGCTTTACCGTGACGAGCTGGCGGGCTTCGCTAGGGGTTTCGATATTCATTGTGTCTTTCCTTTCTGAGCAGCGAGTTTTGCGGAGCGGGTGTTGATGCGGGTGATGGCCTCCTCGTAGCGAGTGGCGGGGAGCTCGATCAGGCTTTCGATGGCCATGCTCTTGCAGAACAGCGGGACGCTGGCCTTGTCGCGCTCGAGCATTTCCAGCAGGCGCTCGGCCTGTTCCTCGGTGATGATGCCGGGATCGCCGCCGGCCTTGCCGTCATCGTCTTCGTCCTTGGTGCGAAGATTGAGCAAGGCGCTGGCGGTATACCGCTTGCCGTAGCTGATGCTCGAGCCGACCGCCTGGACATTGTTCTTGCTGCCCGAAGTGTCCAGCGGCATGGCCATCGTGGACTCCTCGCTGTGGCCCAGCTTGTGGGAAACAATGGCCGTCACCGTCACCTTGCCGTCAGGCAGGAATCCGGTGCGGTGTGTCAGGGTGAAGCCGTGCTTGTTCAAGATCGGGGTGATGGCCTCGTCAATATCTTCCCAACGGGCATACGGCGTGGCCTGGATGATGTTTGCGTCGGTCTTCGCCATGCCCTTTTCATGGATGATGATGCGGCCCTTGCGCTCGATGATCGGGAGCTCGGGCTTCATCCTGATCATCGCCTTGATGTAGGCGGCTTTGGCGTCATCCGCTCTGACCGTGCGCGCCATATCAACCAGCTTTGCAACCTTGTCGGCATCCACACGGGGATCGAAAGCGGCGCGCTCGATTATGTCGAGCATCGTGGGCGGGCGGCGCTTGGGCTGCTCGGCGGGCAGGTATTCCGCAGAGCGTTCCGCAATGGCGGTGTTCTCGCTCATGAGTTCTCCGTGTGGAAGAAGGTCCGGCCGATGGCCTGGGCGCAAAAGATGGCGTCGGGGCTATTGGCGCGCTCCCATGTCCCGTCCTGGCGCATTTTGAAGCCGTGGATGCGCAGGTGATCGCGCACCGTGTCGGGCGCGCCCTTGAGGATAATGACGCGGATGTGCGAGCGACTTTCGTGGATTTGGAGTCCACCATAATCGACCACCATGCGGGTCTTGTCGGGATCGACGGTCAAAGCTGCGGCCCCTGATAGCCAGCCAGGGCGGCGGCGAGGCCCAGGCAGACGGCGATGATGCAAAGCGCGATGAACACCGGCTTCACCCAAGGGATATGCCGGTGGCCGCGCCGGGCGGGCGGGACATGCACGGCGTTGCCAATCCACGGGCCGAACTTCTCATAATCGGTCATGCGTCACTCCATTGGTCGCGCAGTTCACGCGCTGCTCTGCGGAAGAAGTCGGCCAGCGAGCCGCGCCGGCCTTTGGCCTTGGCCTCGAGCCAGCGCACATAGGCTTCGCGCTGCGAGGCGGACATGAGAGGAAGCGGCGTGCCTCTCACCGTAGACCTCCCGTCGCCGCCCATTCCGGCGCGCGAATGTCGATGACCAGGGCGCCGAATGATTCATGTGAAACATCCCGACCCACCGGGCCCGATGCTTCGGGGCTGGGGGGCTTGTTGGCACCGGGCTCGCCGGTGGGCCGAGTACCGCTTGCGCGGATGGGGTGAAGGCACATGGCCGCGTCACAAAGCGACTTCTGATAGGCGGCGACGACTTGGTCCAGTTGTTGATCGCGCTTCATGCCGAGGCGGCGTGCCCAATTCAGGACGTCAAAGGCATCTTCGGCCATGATGCGAAGCACTGCTGCTTCTTCGGGGGTGAAGGCGCTGGTCATGCGTCCCACCCTGGCGTCTCAATAGCTTTGCGCATGTCGGGCAGGCATGAGGCGCAGCAGCGGCCAGCGAAACCGACGCGCTTCGTGTCCACCCCCGTCTTGTGGCAATAGCCGCAGGTGGTCACGCCATCCAGGATGGCGGGCCAGTCGTAGGTTTCGGCAACCGCGATATGGAGTCCGTCCGGACCCCAGCATTCGATATGGCCAGAACCAACCGTGTCCTCGGTCGCTGGGCGTGCCAAGCCCGAAACATGGAAGCCCGCGCGGTCCAGCGAAAAGGCTTGGTGCTCGGGTTCATGCCCGTAGGTGGGGCGGCTAGCCCACCCATCGCGGATAGCGGATTCTCGCCACGCCAGCGCTTTTTCGATCAGGAGCTTCCGCACTTCAACAATCCGGTCCCACATCGCGTCATTGCGGGTCGATTTGCGGTCAAGCAGAAAACTCGGCCCGGTCTGAAGAGTTGTCCAAAGACCCTCGTTGCCGATCCCGTCAGTCCAGGGCGCGCGGTCGCTCATGCGCCCGCTCCGAATTGGGCGCCCTGGGCCTCAGCCTCATCGACTTCCTCTTGAGCGACGGCGCGCTCTTGCTCGGTGCCGACCATGTAGTCGTAGGGGCTGCGGCGCGCCCTGACCTTTATCTTGTCGTCTGTCGCCTTCGAAATGTGCGCGAGGATTGACTGCCCGCTTTCGCTATACTTTTCGTCAACGGGTTCCGATGGCGGAAATCCAGGGATCAGCAACGCATCGGTGCCGTCGCCATCTAGCTCGTAGCGCAGAGTGAAGACCTGCGTTCCAGCAGGAATTGATTGCCGGTCGTTGTTGTTGTCGAAGATGATGGTGATGGGAAGGTCGATCTTCACGGCGCGTTCTCCCGATATGCTTCCTCACACTCACGGCACCGCTCGCACAGGCAAATGTCAGGAGCGCCGCGAACCTGATGGCTGGGGTAGGGTTGGATGGCTTCGGGATCGTCGTCGGTATCGACGACGAAGCCGCACGTGTGGCAGCGCATCATGCTCATCAGAACCAAACCCTCCGGTCGAAAAGAATGGCGGGGCCGACGACGTGGGGCATTTCTGCCGGGTCGTGATGGGGATGACGCTTGAGATAGGCGCGGCGATAGATGCGGGTCGCTTCCCGATTGAAGGGAAGCTGCAAGTAGTGGCCGTTCTCATCGACGAACATGTCGGTGGGCTGGTGGTTCTCGCCGCCATCGAAGTCCGCCAGAACCGAGACGCGCTCCAACCAGTGTCCTTTGCCAAGGATTGGCTCGATCAGCGCCGCCAGCTTTTCATAACTGGGCTCACGCGGCAGATCGTGCTCCTGGACTTCGTCGGGCTGGCCAGGGCGGATGACGCGGATGCGGGTCTTCATGCCGCCCTCCGCGCTTCATGCTGGCGACGCTCAACCGTCGAAAGGATCGCGGTGCGACCATCGCAGCCACAGTCCCGACAGGGGCCAGGATTGCCCGTAGGCCCGTCGCAGCGGTGATACCCGCGCCACTGGCAGGACTGCATCGTGTTGATGCCCTGCTGGCTCAGGCGGCTGTCCGCATTGGGGCCCTGCCATTCCCAGGGGCCGCGATAGGAGGGGGTGGGGCGAAGCATCAGGCGGCCTCCGCCATCTTGGCCTCGACCGGCTGGCGGTAGATCGCCCAGCCCGTCGGGCACTTGCGCTGCAGGTAGAGCGCCAGCCCGGCAACCGCCAGCGCCAGGTCCTGCTCCTCCCAGGAGGCGACCAGGGCATGGGACGAATGCCCGTCAGGGTCGCGTCCATCATCCCCACCGCCGAAGCGCCAGCTCAGGACGCCCTCAACCACCGACCGGCCCACCGTGACGAAGATGGACCCGCTGTCGGGGGCATCGCTGGTACAGGGATGGGGGGCGATGGCGAAGGTGACAATCGCCTGCTCGCCGCTCTCGACGGCCTTGAGGCCATGAAAGATGCCGTGGGAGCCGAACCAGCCCCTGGCATAGCTGCGATGAATGGGCTGGGAGATAGTGTCCGACATCACACCGCCTCCCGGACGCCGTATTCGACATCCTGATCCCAGTTCTGGGCCCGGATTTCGTAGCGACAGAGATGGGCTTCCAACTCGTCGCGGCTATCGCAGAGGCCAGCAAACGACACGATATCGACGCCGATGTTGGCCGGATGGTTCTGGGCGCGGGCCAGCGCCTCCATCAAATCCGGGGCATCTTTCCAGGTGAACTTGCCGGCCATATTGCCGTCTCCTTTCAGGGCTGGCCGGGGCGACCCCGGCTCAAATCAGCTGAAAAGAACTTACACCCGGCGTAAGTCCGCCTGCAAGCAAAAACTTACACCATGCGTAACTGCTGGATAGGCATGAGAAAACGGCCTTGCACGGCTGGAAAGCCGCGCTTTGGGCAGGCTCAGGCCGTCCCGTCAGGGACGGTCAGGAGCGAATCGGTGGGGGAGGGGCTATTTGGGCGGGTTCTGGGCCAGGATGCTGGCAGCTTCCCAGACACCGGGCGCATTGGCCGGAACCTCGCCCTCTTTGAACATCCGTATGGTGATGTCTTCGCCCGGCTTGACGATCCCCACCACGCTGCCCGGCGAGGTATATGTGGTCGTTGTGGCATAGGCGGAATTGCCGAAGCCGGTGACAGTAGTGTTGCTGGTTGTCTGGCCTGGGATATAGACGGCGCCGTGGGTGGTCGCATCTTGGGCGCTCAACAGCGCGAAGTATTTGAAACCATGCGCCTGGGTCATCTTCGCGGCTTCAACCATGACGCTCAATTGCACCTTCGCCGGCGTGTCGAAAGCAGTGCCGCGTGCTGAAATGATCGCCGTCCTGGCATCGATCTGAGATGTTTCCGTTCGGACGCAGCCTGCAAGCAGAGCCACGGAAACCAGTGCAATGGTCTTCTTCATGGTATGCCCCTCAGCAGCCCGTTGTCCGTGCCGTCATTGCGGCCGGTCTTTGTCCCGCAGCGATTTCATGACGGTCAGCGTGTATTCCCGGCTTGCCTCTGACATCCCCGCGAACAGCGATCCCAGCGATTCGGCTTCCGTGGGCGTTCGGTCGATCAGATCCGATGGGGTGCAATGGAGCGCGCGCGCCAGGCGCTCAAAGAGGGCTTGGGTATAAGGCTGCTTGCCGTTTTCCAGCCGCGAGATAGTCGCATCGCTGGTTTCGACCGCGTTGGCCAGCTCCTCGATGGTCATCCCCCGATGCTCGCGCCATTCCTTGAGGTGCGTGCGCCGGTACTTCCGCTCAGGCTGACCCTTTTTGCCCACCTTACCCATGGCGTAAAGCATGGAATCCGCTGGCATTTTCGTCCATGACGTCCGGTGTAAGGCATTCGGCTTGAAAAAACTTACATGTGGTGTAAATTCCGGGCATGCGATTGGACTCATGGCTGGAACTCCAGAAAATGACGCGGGCGGAATTTGCCAAGCGGATCGACGTAAAGCCGCCGACAATCACCCGGATCATCGCGGGACAGCAGAACATCCCGCTCAGCGTCCAGGACGCGATCTTCCGAGCAACGGCTGGCGCCGTCACTCCTGACGACCTCCATGCGGCTTATGTCGTTGCCCAGCGCAGAGGGGAAGCGGCGTGATGGCATCAGTGCCCACCCCTGGCCAGGCCCTTGCGCAAAACCGTTTGCAGGTTTCTCGCCTGGTTGTTCGACATGGCGAAGCGGACGCAGATGCGCCGCTCATCCATTTCCCCGCCAAGCGCCAGCATGCTGACCCAGCCGACAAAGCGCACGATCGAGTCCGCAATCTCGATGCCGATCCCATTGACGTAAAGGCACGGAACGATCTCCGGCTCCGTGAACGGCGCTTCCTTGTTGGTCATGTCAGAAACCTCAAGGATTTCGGTTTTGTCATGCATGAACATTCCTCCCAGCCGGGGGAATGTTTGCATGCGGAAGATTTTCCGTTTTCTGAATCACGCGCGGCGCGGTGCAGAAAATTTCGCCATTGGTTAATCGGGGGTACCCACAATACTCCATACGGGGCTTCGGCATGATCGACCCGCTGGTGATCCTCGCAATCTTTCTGATCACCGGCGCCTTGCTGGGGTGCGGCCTCGCCCTGGCGGCCTGCATGCTGTCCAGCCGGATCAGCCGTCATGAAGAAGATGAGCGGCGCATTCATTTGGGAGGCCGGCCATGATCGGTCTTACGCCGCGCCAGCAGGAATGCCTGGTATTCATCCGGTCCCATCTCAGCGCGTATGGCATCGCGCCATCGTGCGAGGAAATCCGCGTCGCCATGGACCTGACGTCCAAGGGGCGAGTCGGTCGGCTGCTCGACAACCTGGTGGAACGCGGACACGTCCGGCGGCTCAAGAACAGGGCACGGGGGATCGAATTGCTGAGCCATCCCGCCGATTGCGATTGCGC